GTCAGTACGCTCCTCAATTCTTGCAAGTCTCTCTGCAAGCAACCCATCAAACTTGCTTTTCATTACAATCTAGTTAGGGGTAAAAGCCTAACAAAAACATCTGCCAAAAGAGAAAAAGCACTATTCCCAACATTGAGGCTTATGGTTGCGTTACTTGGGTGAGCTTTAGCAGTAGTTCCAAGAACACCACGCAAAATTGTCATTGATGAGCCATTCCCAGAACCAGTTACAAATACATTTTCAGTACCATTTGTGCTGGTAATCTTTGCATAATAGTTTGATACTGAAAATGAGCTATTGCCAGTAACAGGAATTGATGAGTTTGTTGAGGTAATAGTAGAGGTGCTAGTGGCCTGTAAGTAAGTTCCAATATTGGAAAGGTTAATTTGAGGATTCATACTATTAACAAAGTTTATTACTTGCCTACCAGTTGAAGTTGTACTAGATGGAGCATTAATAGACCGATAATAGCTACCAACCAATGGTCTAGTTCCAATAGAGATATCTGAAGATATGGCAGTTGTGCCAAGTGTTGAATTAGGATAAACTGCTAATGATGGTGAAGCTGAAAACAATGCTGTATTTTCAAAAATGCCAAGCGTTTTTCCAGAATTGTGTGCAACATTTTGAGAAGTGCCAAGTTGCGCCCTGCCAACCGATATAGTTCTTACTCCATTGACCAAAGAACCAGCATTTAACACCAATAAATACTCATCATCAACCTTAACATAAGAGCCTACAACTGGTGCTGTATATGGGCTTCCAATAGCATTTAATTTAATATTGCGGGGATATGCTATTGGGTCGTAATTAGCCCAAATATCTTCTCCTAATGAATACACATTTGATGTACTTGGTGAGGTTGTATAGCGTGATTTTATTAAAACAGAAACATCAGCAACAATATAGTCTGTATATTGGGCTGGCTCATATCCATCCAATGGCAACAAATCTGCTGGTACAGCAGTTTGTTTTCCCAAATCGTAATTAACTGCTCGCAAAACAGCTTCTCCACCAACTTGAATTGTTCCACTTATATTGGGAAACTTTATTTTTCTATTTGCTGTTGCAGTTCCTTGAATAGTCGTTCTTTCTCCAAGTCTGCCAAGCTCAATATAGCCCTTCAATCCTGTATCTATTGCCCCACCGCCATAAGCTGTTGCAATCTTTCCACCTCCCCATGTATCAATTTGAGCGTTTACACCTGTTCTTATGTAGCCCTTTCCATTTGAAGTATCAATAGACCCACCAGCGCCAACATCACCAGCGCAAGTAATTATATCACCTCCATCATATCCTTCATAAGCACTTGTATTAATGCTACCAGCACCAGCACCATCGCCAGAGTTAGAGCCATTCGCACCATTTTGCGTAATACTTCCAGCATTTCCACCCGCTACTGGCCTTTCTTCATATATTGGTTCTCCAGTTTCCTCATCATTCCCAGTCAAAACCCGACCAGTAGTCCAATTGCCCCCCACTTGTGAAATATGCCCACCAGCACCACCAACGGCATCCCCACTTGCTCCGTTTTGTGTGTTAATTGAACCGCCAAGAATCTTGGGGTTTTCGTTAGGCAATAAATAACCAACGCCCAAATCTGCCCAATACGCATTACCACCAACAGCTGGCTCAATAGAATCATTTGTAGCCAAACACCTATAAACCTTTCCATTGTGATAGACAATTGAGCCAACTACATACGGATTGCCAGTTGCGTTTGTGTGTCTTGTTGTCCATTGGACTCCAGCCTTAAGCCCTGCCCCAGCAACGGCAGTAGCAATTTTTGTATCAACCTCTGCGTCTAAAGAGGCTTGGTCTGGCAAATAACCAGTATCAATTTTGCCAAAGCCATTTAGGGGTACTGCTCCAATGCTTTGTGTTGTAATGGTTGTAATTCCACTACTAACTTGCTCAACTGAAGAAATCTGTACTGAAATATCTACTTCTTGGCTCATACAGAAGAAACGGCTGGAATTGTGGTAACCTTTCCATAAGCCAACTTTGAAATATCACCAGAAGCATTATCCTTTAGAAGAACATCGTATACACCGCTAGTTGGTAAAGCTCTGGTTGTTTCACCACCAAGCTCAAGCCTCGCCGTACCAGCAGAGGCATTGGTTACAATCGTTGTAAAAGTAGCTGAAGTAGACCTAGATGTATATTCAGACTTAATTTGCCCAACAATTGTTTTTCCTGTTAGATTTACAGGAGTTGTACCTTGTTTAATTGTAAAGTTAAAGGCAAAGTCAGCCCCACCATCTATATTAATATCAAGGTTGGTAGCCATATCACATAAATAGTGTCAAACTGCGCCGTTAGTTTGGATTGCTTGCCACTTATCAATTGGGCAACTGGCAACCGCCATTTTTGCTTTAAGCGTCATAAAACAACCGCACTTTCCGCACCTTTTGCTGGATTGGTTAAAGTGTTCGCAACCTTCACATAGAGCCATTCTTTCTTGGTATTTGTCAGCCTCAATGGTTTTTGCCCCAGAGGAAGCAAAGGCACTCATATCTTTGACAAATGAAGCAACTTGACCTCCTCCAGTTTTAAGTAAGTTTTTCCAACTCATAATTTATTGTTCCTGTGGTGGGTTTGGCTCTGATACCTTGGATATAAAAGAAGATGCTGAACAGATTAGCTTTGTTGGAACATCCCTTGGTGGTACATGTATGTATATCTTTACAATCTCAACATCTTGAAGTGGTATTTCACGCTTAAATGGCATAGACCTAGCATTCTCTGGTACAAATATCTCATCTTGGGTTGGGTATAAGCTCACACTATCTTGCATATATAATTGAGAAGGAAGGTCACTTGGCTTTGTTACGCTCATATTGTTTTGAAGGTTATGCCAAATATGCCCATAAGGGTTTCCATCAAGTGAATTTCGTTTGAAAAGTGAGTCGTTGTTAAAATTAAAGGTTGCATCGTTTTGGCCTTCTCCTTCGTTAAGATACCCCCCTGTGTGATATACAAAATAGACCTTGGATGCTGGGTTATTTGCGCCCTCTGCCTGTTGCCATTCCTCCACAAACAATGTGCTTAATTTGTTATCCAATATCTTTTCGGTCAGAATGTGAGTATAGAGCTTTCTGGTTTTTGTGCTTGGTGGAAGAGTATGTGTAAAATTAAACGCAAACTTGTTCCTTATTCCATCAATCTTGCGTCCGTTATGACCAGCACTTGGTGTAATTACTCTTGGTTGTGCGTCATCGCCATATTGAAGGCCAGATGGTGACCAAGCCTCTCTAGCAAAGGCAATTTTAGGCTCGTTATATGTATCAAGGGACTTGCAAGTTAATGCGCTGGCATCTGCTGTTTGACCAAAGCTTTGCCAATCCCCTGCCCTTATATCATCCTGTGTTGGCATTGTTGCCCCGCCAACAAGCGTAAAGAATCCATTGTTATTATGTATATACTTCGTGCTAGTCCATCCAGCCCTTCTAATTGTTGCCCCCTTATACAGATTAAGAAGGGCTTTCCCAAGTGGGCTTGGGTTTGGCAGGGTATCGCTAAAAGAAGTGTATAAGACTATGCCAGAAGGTTGTGCATCAAATCCACCTTCATAGGTTGTTGTTGCGTTAAGCGTTTCACCAGAGTCCTTAACATCTATAACAAGAGCAAACTCACTATCAGAACATGTAACATCTGGTGGTAAATAGTATTGGTAACCAGCTATCGTCAGTGTTTCAGTAAAACATTGTGTCTTGTTAATTATCTTTGTTTCTGTCCAGCTTGCCAAGGTAGGCTTTGGAATTGTTGCACAAAATGGCCCTCTTGGCCCACCATCACCTCCATTATTAAGGTTAGCTGTTAAAAACTGCTCCTCTCTTGCTTCAGATAAAATTGGTGTGCCATCAGAGTTGTAACCCAAAACCTTTTGTGGAACATAAAATACAGCTTCAAAAATTGCCCTATCGCAAGAATGATTACAACAATCATAATAAATACAAAATTCAGCGGTATTCCCCTCGCAAGCCTGTTGATTTGTCCAATTTGTCCAATCTTGCGGGGTGCAATTTGGGCAAGCTGAACTAGAGCCACAACAAGGTGGCAAGCCACTAGGTGGGGCTGGAAGGGTTGGATTGTGTCTAGTATATGACGAAGCAACACCCCCATGACATCCAGTTGAATTAGAAGAACTACACCGAATGTTTACGCTACCAGTAAGACATAGTTTTTTCTCTATGCTTTTTGTCTCTTGTGTTGTTTTGCATTTAGTTATTGTTCTTGTGCTTGCTGGTACTTTTACCAATCCACCACCAGAGGTATAGCAATTAACTTTTGTTCGCCAAAAACTTACATATCTACCCTTGGGAGAAACAAGATTTGCAGAAGTATTAAAATGAATCCCGCTAGAATCGGTATAATAGCTCCAGCCTCTTGGTATTCTGCCCCCTGTTTTGTATGAATAAGGGGTTAAGCTGTTAAATACGCTTAACATTACACAACAATTTCTTTGTATACCCTAAAAGTGAATGTTTCCGTTGTGAAAGTGCTTGCACTTGCGCCAGAGCTTGAATTGGATGGAAGTACCATTTCAAACTCTCCAGATACATCAATATATTCTGCCTCTGCCTCAAGGTCTGAAGCTAGTTGGTGTGAATTAAGTGGGGCATAGACATAGTATTTGGCAACATAACCAGTACCATCAAAGATTGTTTCTTGGGCAAATGCGGTTACATCAGATTGGAGGTATTGAGTCCCATCAGCACTTCTTAAAGCAAACTGAATCATTGATGGCTTTGGCATACAAGTTGCCTGTGAGCTAACTAATGTTATCTCCCAGCTTAAATCATCGTTGTACTTGGCAAAGCCCTTTACGGCGGTTGTGCCTGTGCCGATTGGATTGCCAAGCGTTACCGCCAGAGTATCAAGGTTGATTAGTGCCGTTCTATGGTGAGTGTCGCACCTAACATTGTGAAAGCCAAAGTCAAAACCAACTTCACTAGAAGCACCATTGGCATTCTCTGCGGTAAAGTGAAGCTTGTAGCAACCCGCCGAAGATGAGCTACCAAACAATGTGCCGTTGGTTGTATCGAAAAAGACTCCCGCTGGCAGGGTGTCGGTATTAGCTAGATTCCACTCCGTAGGGGTATTTGTAGCTCCAAGCTGGACTACAAAACTTTCTCCTACCGCAAATACATTCTTGAGAATTGTTGGGCTAATTACTGGAACTGGCATATTGGTTTTCTTTCTTTGTTATTAGGACTCTGTCAAAATCTCAATTTTCATAGTCTCGCCAGATGGAGTTGTTTCGCCCTCTGCAAGCTCTGGTAAGAGTCTGTATCCAAGTAGTCCAGTAGGCTTTTCAATATCCTCGCAATCAAAGTATTTTAATACTGCTCTTATGGCAAAGTTGCCATTTGCTGGTTTATTGTTGCCAACACCCTGCCAGATTCCGTAAACATTCTTGTCACCAAAGATGCTGAATAAGTCTCTTCCAATCCTAACACCAAAAACGCCAATGTTTGGAGTATTCGCAAAAAACAACTTCTGCTCAAGAATAGTTGTATTGTAATTTACATTTTCCAGATTTGGGCCAAGACCGCTTAAGCTTGATGGGTTGTACTCACCAGCCTCAACAACTATGAAACATTGGGCAAGAGCATTGGCGTTATAGCCTTGAGTCTGAACTGAAAACATGGCCTTAAGTAGCCTATTTACCGCAAGAATATCTGTATTACAGGCAAAGCTCCAAAGTGTGCGAACATAAGCAGAAGGATAATATGAGTTAGTGCCAGTTTTGTTATAGACTTGATACCAGTTAGTCCCATCAGACGCACATAGCTCATTGGGTAGAAGCTTTTGTCCTTTAACCCAATGTGCGCTAGGCAAAGTAATTGTAGAAGTTGTTTCGTTTCTAAAGACTCCAATATTGCTCCTTGGATTAGAAACAATCGTTGGAGTCAATGGAGAAACAACCGCATCATGTATTGCCCGAAGCATAGCAATTGGTTTTGTAATCTTAACTGCCTCTGTGTTCTTAAATCCTGTACCTGTATTGAAAAGGGCTGTATAATCAAACAAAGTTCCATCAGCTTTTTTATCTGCGACACCATAAACTCCAACTGAAATTGGTGGAATTGCTTGAAAAGCTGTCTTGGTTGTTCTTACTGCAACTCTTTCAGCCTGTGGCAAAATAGTTTCTAGCTCTGAAACCCTGTCATCAATAGTATCTAAAAACTCTTGTAAGCCTTGAATGTCATTTGCGTTATGGGTGTGCGCCAAGAAAGCTGAATTTGGGCCAGCCGAAGTTACAACAATTGCAACCTCATCGTTATTAACAGCATCATCAAGCCTAATTTCAACCACATTTGCTGAAACAATCTTTGCATTATAGTCATTTCCATTAAGTAAAACTTTTCCGTTAGATTTGTTTTCTCTTAATGTAATATGAACTGCATCAGTTTGTAGGTTATGATTAACTTGATAAGTTGTTTGTGGGTTTTGCTGGTCTGGAACAAACAAAGTTCCTACATAGTGTTGTGAGCCTGTAATTACTTGGTCACGGCTGAATGGGATATAGCTTTTTGGCTCTGGCGGGATAGTCCAATCAATTCTTTGCTGTGTTGTAAGAGCGTTCCAAACCCCATCGTTATATACCCTTACATCTTTCCTAAATAGGGTGTATGGCCTATGCACATTTGGCTGGTCTTTATCATCTACAATATCAACCTCAAGCTGAAGCTCTGCCTCTATGAAGCTCTTGCCCTCATCCTTTGCGCTATTGAGAGCATCCTTAAGTTGTAGCGAGCTTAAGCCCAAAAATAGGCTTATATCGCCCTGTGGCGCACTTTTTGCAACTGCCTGTAATAATGGTTGGTCACTATAACCCATAGAACCCTTAAACTCAATTTGCGCCCTATATGAGTCTGGATTTGATACAGAGAAGTTTCCACCAGCTTGGGCAATTGTATTTAAGGCATCTTGAATTTCAGTAACACCATCTTGCGTATTTAATATTGGGCTTTCAGCGTTCCCCCTCTTAAGGGCAAATGTACCTCTAAACTCCGCTGGAATGTATAGCTCTTGAATTTCGTTTTGCCCAATTCCTGTAACATTATCATAAGCACCATCTCTTACCGCATATACTTGTGGCCTTGGGGGTAGCTTAAGAGAAAAAGAATCAGTAAAGGCCAATGGGGTAGTAATAAAACGGATATGCTGAAAGAGTGTCGTTCCAATAGTATAAATGGATGGCCTAAAGAAGCTTTCTGGAGTCAGCCTTGATTGTGCGATTGTGATTGAATCGTTGGCTTGTGTGCCATTATCAATTTCAACAAGGTATCCACCAGACTTGTATGAAACTCTGGCTAGTGGCTTAATCTTCTTAAGCTCTGTTTCAAACACATTTTGGTCTACATCGTATGGCATCGTTGCGGTAGTCTCCCCATTAAGGGTCAGACTGAAGAACCCGCCAGTTGGCGTAGAATTGGCGTTTGACAAAGAAAGCCTCGCTCCAGCCAAGGTAAGGTCTTGCTCAATGGCAGTACCATTAACAATGGCAAATGTACGAAGCTTTAGAAGGATTGTATCACCAGCCGTTAGGCTTGGTAATGTGTATGTACCGCCAGTTAAAGAGGTTTGTAACTCCCCATTAGCGATGTTGCAGTACATCAAGCTATTCATTAACTACCTACTCCTGTCAAAGACTCCCCCTGCTCACAAACAACTAGATAATGTATGCCAACATTCTCCTTCTTTTTGACCATAAATGGCAATCTGTCCCTCCAAATCTTGTCTCCAACGCTTATCTGTTCTGCCAATGCGTCCCATGGCATCATTCCAAAAATCCCATTCCTAATGTTTGAGCAGTAGACCTTGTGAACCTTGCCAGAAATCGTTAAGTGACTTCCAGCAAGTTTCGCCAAGCTAACTAGCTCCCCATCAAATGATGGTGTCATCTAGTCCACCAATATAATTTTGTAGCTCTTGAGGTTCTGCTGGTAGTGCGCTCCAAGGGTATCTTGGAGAAATGCGCCCATACCGCACATTCTGCTCCCTACGCTTCTTGATGATGGCAAGCCATTCCTTCTTATTAAGCCCTGCTGGTAGGCCATCCATGGCCTTTCGTACAGCTATTAGGCTCTTAACTGCGCTAATCCAAGAAAACATAACTAGATTGTCAGAAACTTGCCTTTTCTTTTTTCAAGTTGGGCTAGAATATTCATTACTAATTGTGTTGTGTCATTTACTATGGTTAGAAGGGAATTAAATATTTGGTCTGCTATTCCGTTTAATAGTCCTGTACTCATTCTTATTGGATTAATAGACCTAGCCTTGGGAAGCTCTGGTACTAAATATCTGACATTCCAACTTAAGGATTGCTTCTTAAATATTCTGTACGAAGGGGATGGATAAGTAGTATACAACTCTGTGCCAGCATCAATTGGGGGGCTTACCGCATATATTTCACAAATCAAAAGTCTGTCCCAAGCCTCAAGATTTACCCCCAAAAGAACTTCTGCCAAGCTTCTAGCTGAAGATGATGGCTTAAATTTTTCGCTAACAATCCTTATCTTGCCCTTACCAAGCTGGCCGTTTGGTGGGATTTTGGGCATAAGGCTAAATACCGCTGTTGTTGCCTCAACAAATGGGTTGGCTACTTGTATCTCTGCCTCCGTGTACCACCTATCACAATGAAGTGCTATTGACATAGCAAACAACTTTCTTCCCTCGTCTACATAGGTGCTGTTTTGTCCTCTAGCTGGAGTTACCCCAAGTGCTAGAAATGCTTCTGGCACTTGTTCGGTATGAATACCCACAGCCTTATTAATCTCATCTGGTAGGCTTCCATCTGGAAATGAGCTTTCACCTATTGGCCTCCATGTGCCATCTTCAATAATAAGCGTTGGTCTAAACGAAAGTCCTATTTCAACCATTTCTTCTGGTGTTTTGTTCATCTGCTTCTTGTCTGTCTTTATGTAGTCCTTGGCCTTATCTGAAAGATATTTGAATTTGGTAAATACCTTGCATTCATCTGCGTTACAAAAGCCTGTGTTAATCTTAACAAATAACTTGTTCTTTTCTGGCGTTGATGGGTCAAATTGTATCTTGTTTCCAGAAAACTTGTTTGGGTCTACAAAGCCATGCGTTACTTGAAATGGGTGTTGTGGAGATGGATTTTCAAACTCAAGAGAGGTAACCTTTGAGCCTTCATAAGATTGAACAATCTCATTAAAGACCTCTTTTCTTATTTTCTTTCTTACCATTAGATTGCGTAAAAGAAGTGCCTTCTTTTTGCTCCCTGCTCTACCACCCTATACATAAGGGAATGTGTGGTATTTTGAGTAATTCCTGTGTAGAAGCCCTTTTTGTCCCTATTAACTATTGCAATTGGTATCATTCCCTCTTCTGGTTTTGTCTCAACTGAACCAGCGTAATACATTGTTCCCAATGTAGTTGAGTATTCTATTTCAGCCGTTTCAATTGGGTAATCTGTTCCACTCTTTTTGACCTTCACTCTAACCACAACATATCCACCATTAGTTGGGCTTCCGTTTTGGGGTATTTGAAGAAGCGGTACTTTGCCTGTGCTTTCATCCCCTGTAATTGGAATGCTTTTTATTGTGGGTATTTTGCTGTTAATTGTACCACCAGCGACCTTTACAAATACTCCAGACTTATCATATTTAACAACTGAAACTAACAATGGCCTTGGGTACATGTCCCTTCTGTTATTTACTACAATCTGTGAGCCAGAGGAGTTGCTACCACCCCTAACCATATCTGCGCCAATCTTTGTTGGCAATCTGCTCATCTGTCTTGCTAGTTCGTTGAACTTTGCAAGAACACTATCCCCCTTTCTAGCTGGGGCTACATCTCCCATTAGAATGGTGGAAACTGGAAAGTTCCGTTGGGGTGAAGTTCATCTGGGCATTCTTCGTTATCATATTGCATAACGGCCTCTTGAACCTCCCAAATGCACCTAGTCCCACCAATCTCCTTCGCCAATGTTCTTAATGAAGGGGGCTGGATAATAAAGTGTGAAGATAAATCAGTTGGTATGCTTACACCAGCGACTTGGGTTATTTTGCATTTCTTGCCCACACTTCCAAGATTAATTGGGGCTTGGTCATAAATGTATCTAACTCTAATCTGAAACCTAGCTAGGTCTTGGTATCTAACCCCATACATTGGGTTGGTAGTAGAGCCACCGCCACCGCTTAAGCCTGTGCTACCACTTTGGCTGTATGTTTGCGGAAATGTAATAAGATTTGTTGTTGCGTCCACCTCGCCCGAATACTTGTCTACTAGCTCTTTTACCTTCTTTGCTCTCTCAATTGGGTTCTTGGCAAAATCTCCGTCAATCTCTGTAACACTTTTTCTTATGCTAGTATCAATTGCATAAAACATGCAATTCAGTTTGTATTTGCCACAGCCCAAATCCTCCATCTGCTTACCGCCTAGAAACATTCCAGAGGGTGGGGATGGTCTTGCGCTAAATGCCTCTTCTGAACTATCACAAAAATACGGAATTGTCATTTGGGCAAGCCCATTTGCGTCTACGCTCATCTGCTTCCCTGTTATTTGTACTATTGGCATAACTATGCGAATGTCCCATTTTGGTTTTTAATATCTATTAGCGTTTTGCTTATCTTATCTATCCTGTCAATGATGGCCTTGTTGCCAGAGTCCTTGCTTGAGCCTCCACTTAAAGCCGTATTCATTCCAAGCGTTCCACCAGTAGGCTTAACCATTTTAGAAGCCAACCCTTGCGCCCCAGCTAATGGCGAGTCTGTTTGCATCGCCATATCATCAGTTGCATCTAATTGAATGTCTGCGCCAAGACCCTTTTTCTTTTTGCTCTTTCCACCAGTAGGCATAGCCCCACTTTTTGCCTCTTGCTTCCCCTGTTTCTCGCCTTTGTAAACAACTTCGCCTGTTTCATCATCAACAAAGAAGTCCTTTTCTTTCTTATTCTTTTTACCAGAGCTATCCTTGGCTTTCTTGGATGGTTGTAGAGCTAGACCAACTCCAGCACCAATTACTGCGCCAACTGGCCCACCAGCCATAAACCCAGCAATTGCACCAAGAACTGGCATTAATGCGCCAGCATCGTTTAGTGTTTTAACAAGTTGTGCTAAAACTGCTACCGCTGGTTGAATCGCTACCGCAATTTGACCAAATACAATTAGGGCTTGGTTGCCAAGCTTTGCTATTGCTGAATCAGCTTCATCAAGCGCATTAATCGTTTCATCATCCCATGTGGAAAAACCTTCTGCCAACCTGTTAATCTCCTCTGAACCCTGCCTTAACATTCCCATCATTTCCAAACCGCCTCTTCCAACTAGCGTCATTGCAGTTGTCATTTCATTTCCCTGTAATGAGCCGTTCTTTAGCGCATCTGCAAAGCTCATCAAAAGGTCTGTGGGTGTCATTTTCTCAACTTGTGCCATGGTTAGTCCCAAGCTTTGGAAAGCCTCAATAGAAGACTCATTGCCAGCTAGAGCCTTTTGTTGGCTCATTGCCATTTTCTGCAAGCCCTTACCAACTGCCTCTGTACTTACGCCAAATTCAGAACCAGCGTTGGCAAGTCTTTGAATTTCTGAAGCTGGGAGGTTAAGCTTATCTGCAAGGTCTTGCAATTTTGAGCCTTCACTAACCGCTTTCTGCAACCCTGCAACAATTCCACCAACCGCAAAGCCTCCAGCAAGAACACCAGCAAAGCTTTTTCCAAAGCTTGATACTGATGTTTTTAGCTTTCCCAAGCCAAGCTCAACGGCTTGGGCATTAAAGCCCATGATGAATGTTGCGCTACTCATTTGCGCCACCCAGCCTTTCTGATAATATATGCATTAACTATTTGCATTTCCTTCATCATGTTCCTTTTCTGAATCTGTACAGCCTCATCTCTTTGAGAGGGAGTCAAGCAAACATCAGCCCATGGAACTAGGTTTGAGACTTGATATTGACCAGAAAAACCAGATAGAGAGCCATTAAAAAGAACTCTTGCAGTAGGTTTTGAACTTGTAGAATTTCTTACAATCCAAGCCTTTATGCCTCTTGTTCCACCAAGAAGCTTGGCGCAACCAGCCCAACCAGCCTTTGCAGTACCAACCCTTTTCTCAATTTTTGTTATATAAGATTTAAGTTTATTTGGGTTGTCTACTATAAGTAGAGGAAACTGATTTCTTGAAACCCGCATTCTCTTTCCATACCTTGCGCTTCTGTGTTTTGCTCCGTTGTCCATTGCTCCAATTGGTGTATCAACATAACCCCTAGCTCTTGCGTTATGTAGAATCTTGTTAGCCTTGCTCCATTGTTTTCTTTTTGAGTAAAACCAAAAAGCCCTAGATGCTTGCTCTGGTGTTTGGCTTTTGTTGCTACTTGGTGCGCCTTGACTATTGGCTATTGCCTCAAAAGCGTCAGCAGTAGACCTGTAAACCCTTCTTATATCTGAAGAAACTGCTCCAGTTCCTTTATTTTGTGCTGTTGAGTCATTACCAAATGGCTGTGTTTGATATGCAAGCCTTACCGCAATTAACCTAGATTCTTTTTTTAATACATCCTTAAATGATTTGCCAGTTAAAAGTACATATCTTCTAACTTCCGCAATCCAAGCCCTGTCATCAACCTTAACTCTTAATCCCTGTGAGTTCATTTTCTTGTCTCATCTTCGCAACTTTTTCCATTGCAACCTCTTCATTTGGTGAAACAATGTCAATCTTTGCCCCCTTAAGTCTCTGTGTATTAACAAAATACCAATAGGCCATTCCAACTGGCATATTCCAGACTTCAGACAACTTAAACCCAGCACTTACTAGGCTTGTTGTAATTGTTACAATGTTTCCAAGGTTATCTATGTTCTGCTCTGTTGCATCTCCATCTTTTTGCCAAATAAGAGGAATGCTATAATGGTCTAAAAGATATAGGTTAAAGTTGTATAGCTCTTTGTATAAGTTGGGATACGGCATTGCAAAAAGAGATTTGGCTAACTCCCAGCCACTAGGCCAATTGATATTAGGCCAAACGCTTCGACTAATTGAAACTGCCCACCTTAAATCTTGCCATCTAACTAAAGCTTGCCCACCTTGAAGCATTGGGCTTCCAGCAGATTCCATTAGGAAAAGATGCCATAAAGAAAAAGGCTTTAGGCTTAAGCCAAGCACCTTATACGATTTGTTAATAAAGGCTTCTGCAAGCCTTTTATTTTCAATTCGCATTATGGAGCTTTGGGATAGTGAACGCCACGGCCAGAAACTTTCTTAAAGTCTCCAGCGGTAGAAGTAATTGTAACGCTTGTTAGCTTGAATGTCTTGGAAAGAACTTGTGCAGTATTTGTAGTAGGTTGAAAGCCAGTATCAATCCCCTCAAAAGAAAGCTCATAGGTATCATTGTATCCGTATGCATGTGTTGGCTTTGTTTTTTCTGTATCTGGGTCAATAATCAATGTGTCCATTTTTCCAGTAATTGTTACAGATGTTAGCTCAACTCCAGAAATTGTTGTTCCACTTGGGATTCCTACATTGTTAGCCATACATTAGTCCTGCGGTTCTGCGACAACTTCAACGCCAGCAACATCAAGTTCAGCTTGGAATGCGTAGTTTCTTACAATCTTGTCTGAATACTCTGTTGGAATGCTTGTGCTTCTTGTTGCTGTAAACTTTAATGGCCTGTCAGCTAATGGCTTGCTTGCGTAAGAAACTGCGATTGCATCAAGTATTGCAAAGAGAACTTTGCGTATATCAGCATTTGCTCCATTAACCTCCGATTCCGTAAGCTGTGGGAGGCTAGACAATGGAATAGCCAACCATCCACTATCAGCTTCAATTCCATTAATCCATTCAGTAGGTGTTTTATTAAAGGCCATTAGCTTCCACCCTCCAAGGTTAGTTTTGTTTCTGATTTTGTGGGAAGGTCAGTATTGGACATTTTTATTTCCCAAGAAATAGTAGTTCCACTTCCAATAGTTCCTGTGGTAAGTGTAATCCATGCGGGAGACATCGTAACTTCTTCAGTAGTAGTCTCATTCTTTTGGTACTTTACTTTGTATACTCCAACATTTCCGTCCTTATCCTGTGCCGTGATTGTCTCCCTGCTAATGTCCTGTGTTTTGGACTTGTAATTATTTCCACCCGCCCCGCCGTAAGTTGCTTGAATTGGCATACGCTTCTAGCTCTATGTCAAATTGCAAAAGGCTTTGATTGTAATTGTGTCTACAAGTGAAATATCCGTAGGTTCGCCACCAATTTCACCAATCCGCAAACCCTTACACTCAAGCCCATTTCCTGTAATTCCGTCTGCCATATCTTCATTGGCTTCTGTTAGCTCAATAATTTCAGATACTCGCTCTTGATGTCTTGTATCTGCGTCCTCTTCACCAATGCTTGAAATAACTGAAATATCTATATTGCACTCATAAAGAGCCATATTTGCCTCATAGGGCTTGATTTGTGAGCAGTTAACCAGAATGCATGGCATGACAAGCTCTTGTGGTATTCTTGCAATTTTAACATCAATATCAACGGCTGAAGCAATCCAACTGGCAATCTGGGTTTCTGATAGTCTTCTTATGTTCATACAGCTTTTAGTGTTAAGGTGATTGTGTTGGCATCTTGCCCAATTGAATCAATCTGGTAGTGCTTGCCCTCGTAAGAAACTTTAACACCCTTCTCAAGAAATCCCTGTGCCGTTAGTGTCTCGCTACGCAGGGTTACAAATGTTCTTAAAACGCTAGTAGTTACAAAGCCCCTAGAGTCCATGTTGGCATCTCTTACTTCATCAGAAAGAATGCCCCTAATTGAGTTGTTCTTGATAAGGAGGTTAACCCCAGCAAGCTCAACAACCTCTGCCATCCCATAGGCAATTAATTCGTTGGGAGTGTTCATAATACAAAGGGGGTTGCCACCGCTTTAGATGACAACCCCCTTCATGGGTAGGTTAATTATTAATTACGCAGACACCAAACGAACAACCGAATTATCAATGCCCTTGGCGTAACCATACACAACTTCACCATTGAAGAAGTGAGTTCCTTTTGCCGTGTTATAGTGACGGCGGTAGCCCAAGGTAACGCCACTCTCATCATCCGTAGCCTGTGAGGTAGCGAGATATTCCGAAGGGGCTTGGGGCTGGAGTCCACGAACCGCAACAGCCAAGGCCGAAGGATGCACAAGGAAACCAACCAAGTTTTCGCTATTCGTTGGGAGCATGTTCAGTTCATAAACAGGCAAGCCAAAGATGCTGGGAACAACACCGCTTCCAAGCACATTGCTCTGCAAGGCAAGGTTAGCGATAATGTTAGACTCGCCCAAGAGCTTGTCATAGTAATCAGCATTTAGGAACAATGAACATTCCGTAACATCAATATCAGCTTTCACGGCCAGCTTACGCATGGCTTGAATGTCGGCCAATCCAAAGCTTGCAGAAGCCTTGGTAACCTTGTTCGTTGCACCCCAATTGCTGGCTGTGATTGCCGAAAACACATCCAAGAGCATTGCCTTGGCGAGAGATTTGCCAATCTGGTTGCTCCACTTGTTAATATCGGCTGTGCTGGACTTGGCTACATCTTGGTCAGTTACGCTAACCGAAGCAACTTTATGCTGGTCAACATTGACGCTGATTGCAGAGAGAGTACCGCCACCAACCTCATAACCAGTAGAGTAGGAGAAGTTAGAAGCAGAAACATTAGCAACCACAGGGACGCTAACGGATGCCCCACGCTGGGTTGCTTCCGCACTATAAGAAGTGCTGAAAGCGTTCAGAGGAGCAAGACGAGAAGTTAAAGCTTCAAGTGCGTTTTGAGCAATGAGAGCATCGTTGAGTGAGGAGTTGATGGTTGCCATATATTTTATTTCCTAATTTGCACTATTTGGTTTTGATGAAAGGAGAGAGTTCTGTGCGGTTCTCTTTCCAGAATTTGGTGCGTTCTGCACCATTCAAACGACTAAATTTCTCTACAACGGAAACTTCTGGTTCGGGTTCGGGGGTTACTTCAACCTTGCCCTTTGCGTCTTCAAACTGAACTTTGATTGCTCCAAGTTCAGCAGACAAACCAGCAACGGCATCAGTTTTTGCAAACTGCGCCAAGCTCGCTTCAATCATGGAAAGTTTTTCAACCAAGGGCTTAATAGCCTCATTAACAAAAGCTGTAATTTCTTCTTTATTCATACTATTTTTGGCAATGTCAAATACTTGCGTTGTGGCTGTCTCTGAACCATTACCGCTTTTAATGCTGAACACTCCAGCGTTAGTGGCTGGGCTAACAACCAAATCAATAGAGAAAAGCTGTTTGAGCCTAGCAAACATTCCTCCGTCTACTTGCTCTTGGTCTGCTTCAAAAGAAATAGAGAAGCCAATTTGTTCAGCAAGTTTAGAAATAAGCTCTGAAAAGAAGTTGGCTTTTTCTGAAGTCTCAAAAATGTGAAAATCTGCCCTTACCTTACTTTTCCCAGCCTCTTTGCTATCAATAGTGAAGTTGTCCATGTAGCCGATAATTTCACCAACTGAATCAGAATGGTCAGCCAAGACTTTAATGGGTGCATTGGCTTTACCAAAAGAGGCAACTTGCTCCAATGTGGTTGCATCAATAAGAAGGTTATGCCCTTGGGCAACTCCTTCTGTAATTACGGAAACTCCGCTAAAGTCATATTGGGGTTTGTCAGCCATACAACAAACCACATGTCAAAATGTTAACTTGCTGGGATTATTTGCGGTTGGGGTTGGCTTTTATTTGTCTGAATCTGTGAGACTTCTATTCCGTATTCCCTTGCAATGTCTGCTATGTATTTTGCTTCTATTGCCTTCTGTCTGATAATTTCTTGCCACTCGTCTCCACGCTCCCCCGCTAGGTCTGCCAAGGAGCGCATGCCCACTAGGTAGTCTTCTCGTTCTGCGGTTGCATCTCTACCTACATCAATGGAAATCTTCTTTGGTGTTTGATATACTGCCTTGTACCACTCTGGATTCTCTGGCAAGTCTCCACGCTTAATAGCTTTTGCTGTACTCCATCTATAAACTCTTTTGATAAGTCTGTTAATTAGAACATCTTGAATTTCATCAAACCTTCTTTGAGCCTGTCCAATTACAAATCTTTGGCTTGGGCCAGATAAATCAGCCTTCCAAACAAGTTCGTATGGGATGCCAAGCGCAAGAGCAATAGAGCGTATATACTGCTCTAGGTGTTGGTCTAATGCAGAATTTGGCCTACTGGATTGGATGGTTTGAAGGTCTTCACCAATTCCAAGGTTTGCAATTGCTCCACCTCCAAAAATTGTTTCAGCATTAACACCATTCTCAATCTGTTTTGTTTGTGACAAGAAACCACCGCCAGAATCTTTTCTTTTTACTACTAGACCGATAACAGACGCAAGCTTTGATGCTTGCATTTCATAAGTCAGAAGTTCATCTCTGTCAAGAATTTGCGTCATGGCACAACCAAGTCTGGAGATTGCCCTATATTGGTGCGGTCTATCGTACTCCGCTACAACAATTACATCTTCTGCATTTACTTCTTCATATTTGTCATTGGCAAGTTTGAAGTAATAAGAAAGCGGTTTTCCAGATGCGTTAACCTTGACACCATCTGTAATCCTTTTGTCTTTTGAAAGTTCTTTTGGTGTTTCGCATTTGTGTGACTCAACAAGCTCAAGCTGTGGATATCCGCTTTTTGTTGAGTTAAGGACTAGAAAGCATTCCCCATCTCTCAACATTGTTATTGTAACAATTCTCTGCATTTCATTGAAATCATGTACTCCAGCAATGTCACAAATTCCAGAGAATGAATCAAAGAACATTTCCGCTTTTTCATTCCATGAGTTATCGGCTGTCCTTGCCTGTACCTTAATTCCAGAGCCGATTGAGTTTCTTACCATTGTGTCAACTGCTCCACGGACTAGGGGGTTTGATAGGTACATTTTCCTAGCCAAGCCAAGAGTTCTTGTCCTGTCGTATGGGTTGATGTCGTTTTTATGGTCATCTACTTGCGAGAAAACCCAAGCTCTATGTCTTGGGTTGTGTTGCGTCCATGGGGTCATCTGTGAAAACCCAAACTTGTTTTTAAGTGACGCAATTAGGTTCATAGAACGCCAGAGAAAAGGCCATAGGTTAGTTGGCTACTATTGCCAAGAATTGCGCCCTCAATTTCTTCTTGCTCCAAGTCTTTTGTTTCACGAATTACATTAACCGCCATCTGCACAATATCCAAAGGGTCAAGACCAGAGGTGGTTGAGTATGTAAAAGAAACTCCGTTGACCGCACTAGATACAAGAGTTTTTCCGTTATTTTGGACAAGCTGAAACTGCTTTAATACAACTGCGTCTAGGGCATTTAGGAAATTGGTTTTAAGCCTTCCAGATTGCACCCAAAACGCATAGGCAAAAGCTTGGTTCACAAGCCTGTGTTGGTGTCAAAACCCCTGCTCTGGGGTTTTCTTAAGCCTTGGTCTACCACCAAGCTTTCCGTTTAGCCTTGCCTGTTCTGCCTGTAACTGCGTTCTCTTGCGTTGCCGTAATAGCTTGCCAATGTTTAGAACCTCACCGCATTTAGGACATTTTCTTTTCATAGATTGTTGTACCCAACTATTGGGTTGTGTCAAATAAGTTTATTGTCTCCTTGTTTTTTAACATCTCTGAACGGCTGGGGCATGACTTCTTGCAATCAATGCAAGACCTCCTTGAGCCTCTAAAGCAATCCTCTTCAAACTGAAGGTTCTGGTACTTCACAAAATGTTGATTTCTTCCCCTAGTTGGTTTCACTTTACAGATATTGGATTGCCATATTTTAGACCAATAAGGCTTGCCAGCTATAACCCTTGAGCCAATTGAAAGACCATTTGCTATTGTGCCAAACCTTTCAGAATTGTTGGGGTTTAATATTGGGCAGTACCTCATGGAACTTACTGCTATTTTTGTCTTTTGCATGGCTGATAAATATAAACCAGACCAAGCATTTTTTGGCAAATTGATTTTTGTGTTCGTTTTATTCTTTCTCTATTTGGTCAACAATTAGCTTTGCGCCCCTGTCTCTCTCAATAGGCCAAGCAAGTTTGGTGTCTCCGTTGGGCATTTCTATTTTCAGACCATAAAGCTTTTCATTTTCAAGCTCTACATTGTCCCAGACAACTCCAACAATCCTTCCACCTACTAGGCTTTTGTACTGGTCAAGCTCTGCTGATTCTTCTTTGGTGTTCATTGGTTTGCTTTAGCCGTTGTCAAAATATCGGAAAGACCCTCGCTTGGTTTGGCTATTTGCCCATGAAGTCCCAATTGGGTTCAGCATTCCCAAGCATTGCCTCTAAAGCAGAGATATAGCCAAGCGTAAAACCAAGTTTTTCACTCTCCCAGCAAGCCCCCATTTGGTTTGCATTTTCCGTAAGCCTTTCAATCGTTGCCTTTCGTTCAGCAATCTTCTTTTTTATTTGTTGTTTTGTCATTGTGCTTTCCTCTCTTGGTTAGTTGCCCAGATGTTTTTCTAGCAACCTATCCAAATAGGTTTTCCGCTTTTGCTTGATGCATCTCTTGTATGTCTCTGGGTGTGCCTCTTGCAGATAATCTAGTTCGTTTTTGGTTGTCTCTAGTTCGCCCTTGGGGGTATTCAATTCGTATTGTGCATGGTGGGTTAGCTCATGAACTAGGGCGCACATCATCTGCACTTCGTTGCCTACCTTCATTCCTCTTGTTGCCTTTGGCGCAATGTTGAGGCTTTTCTTGTCGTACAGATAGAGCCTAGCCCTAGTGCTAATGCATGTGTTAGGGGCTAGGTACTTCCCGCACTCAACTTCATTTCTGAAGTACCTAGACCGCTTGTAAGTACCAGAGAAAATAAACTCTGTTGTGCTGAAGTCTACCGAAGCATACCTTTTTTGCATCCAGCTAATTGCCTCCTCAATCATTGCTGGGATTTTCTCAACAAGCCCTCTGGGTACTGAATTGCGAATTGTTACTACTCGTTTTGTTTCTGTGTTTGTCATGTTGGTTGGTCTTTCTTGGTTGGTGTTAGCTGTTGTTGGCTATGTGGGCAAATATTGCCTTCACTCCATCTTCAGTCATAAAAATCAATCTGCTTTCGTCTTGCAATGGGTCATAGATAAGCCCCTTCTTGCAGAGGCTACCAATCACTCCAGAGGCTTGATGCTTTCCACCACAGATTTTATGAGCATCTACCAAGTCACATTGGCTGTGGTTATCGGACAACTGGTTTTCAATATTGTCGTAATTCAAGCATGCGCTCAAAACATTGGCCTCTAAAGAGGTTAGTGAAACATTGGAATCTTGAGCCGTTCCAATTTCGGCTTTGGTCTGTGCTGGGTTCGTTGTCATGTTTAGAAGATAACCCAACTGCTGGGTTTTGTCAATAGGGCAAAGCAACTTTTTTTTAGGGTTATTCACAGGGGGTTTCTTTAGGGTTGCGGTTAGCTGTAAATTCCCTCAAGCCTTTTGGCGTAGTCCTCAAAGGCAATATTGTATTTCTTGCTTCCCATTCTTCCGTGATTCTTGGCTAATATTTCGCAGACAATCTGGCTGGCTCTTTCTGATATTGTTTGACCAGAAATAAGAGAGGCAACAATGTTTTCCGTGAAAGTATTGCCATAAGCTGTAATCTGCCCAAGAGAATCTTGCTTGTAAAAAAACCGCTGGTTGCCTTGGGTAACAACGCCAAAATAGCCTGTACAATCTGGTTGGCTTGTCTGCCAAGTTTTACGGCATCCAACAAGTGCCTCAACCACCCAGAACCATTTATTTATTCTATCATTCTGAACAACAACCAACGCCTTTGTGGCTTCTTGTTCTTTAAGAATTTTCTCCTCACGGACGGCATTGTTTTTTTCTATTTGTTCAGAGGTTAGCCCACTCTTAACGGCCTCCCTCATGCTTGAGTCACCAATCTTTTCTGCACAATCTTGACCAACAAAATGCTTCTCACCATTCGGGGTCATAATTACAACATGATGCAGAATGCCCATACCGCAGTTGGCGCAAGTGCCAGTTCCTTTAACTGCGCCTTTCCATGCATTGTTGTATGCGTCTGGGTTGGCCTCTGCCAAAGAAGCTGGTGGCATGGAGAAGTAACCGATGATGCGAGCGTTGCTTAATTTCATATTGGCAATTTAACCCCACAGCGGGGTTATGTCAACGGCTATTTCAATCTTTTTTTAGGGCTGTTAACAAGCCTTCTTTGTAGCTGTTCAGCCTCACCCAAGACCGCATTGAGGGAAGTTCCATCAAGAACCCTGTTGAATGCGTGTAATAACCCAAGAGTAAAGCCCAGCGTTTCACTTGTATGGCATCTCTTGCTTTTCTCTGCCTCGCTTTTGTGAAGAGGGAGGTAATACTTTTCTGTATATGCGATGGCTTTTTTAATTTCTGTTTTAGTCATTTGATTTGGTCTTTCTTGGTTTGTGTTTTCAATGCCCCTCAAAGATTGCGTTAAACTCCTTGCATGGTTTGCCGTCATCCAGCTTGTCTACTGCTTCAAGCGTAGCCAATGCCCACTTGAACCTTCTGTAATCATCTGTTTTTATGTCTTTTTTTAGTGCCTTGATAATCTTGGCAAGCGGTACTAGGGATGGTTCAGCCCCATACATGTCTTCAGTAATTGTCTCGTTGCCATCATACCAGTACACCTTATGGCATGCATCTTTCTTGAAAGACTCTTCAGCAAGCTTGGCAATATTGGACTTTCCGCAATCGGAAAGGTCAATAGTTATGTCATTAAAGAAGCTTGTTTTGCGTTTGATTGTACTGGCGTTGCCAATTCTTCCCACTCGTAGTTTTAGTTCGTATCCCATATTATGTTTCCTTTCTTGGTTGTTGGTTATTTTCCGTTTGCAATATCGTCTAGGTATTTCTGGTCTGCGTCTTTTCTGCTTGGCCTATTGCGCTCAACTTCTTCAGCAAGTTCCAGCTTTTGCGCTTCCGTTAATTCTTTTGATGCGGTCTTGGAGCTTGTAACTACCTTTGCCTTGATTTTGCCAAAGTGTACTGGCGCATCCCCGCCAACATAATCAGTAATGTAGGCATGGCCTTCCTTTATGTCTTTGGCAATGCTCTTGGCTTCCTTAAGGCTCTTGGCTTTTACCCTTAAGCAATAATGCACACTTTCCTCTACCCTAATTTCAAATGTCTCTTGGTTTTCCATGGTCTTTGGTTCTTTCTTGGTTGGTTATTTTGCCAGCTTCTTTGAAGCTCTTTTTTTGGCATCTGCTAAATACTTTTCAATCTTTTCATTCCGTTCCTGTTCCGTCTCACACCAATTTTCCTGTTGGGACGCTCCAAACTTTTTGCCGTTCCTAGTTGCTTGCGCCCTGTATGCAATATGTGTCCCAATATGCTTGGGGTCACAGATACAGCCCCAAGAATTTTCTGGGTCATCAATCTGGGTGCGGGTCACAATAAAGGTTGTGATAATTGCACCAATCTCTCTGCCCCTCTCATCTTGGATGCCAAAGTTGTGAGTGGTCTTCACAATGTTGGTATCTGTTTCTTCATATTTTACCCAGCCGTCTTTTCTTGTGTTGTTTGTCATGGGTGTAAAGTAACCCAACTATCGGGTTATGTCAATAGGCAAAATGCACTTTTTTTAACTTTTTTTGACCTCCTGTAAGTTCTTGATATTAGGCTATTTGCCTAGTGTGCTTGGGTCTTTATAGCCATTTTTATCTGCTCAACATGAAATTATTTTTGTATGCCCACGCTGGATTTTGATGAATTTTTGCATGGCATTCCCAGCATGTTCCCAAGAAATATTCCGCTTCTACAAGCCTCTCTCCAAATCTTCCCCGCTTATGGTGTATCTGGTCTGCATGTTTTATTTTGCAGACTCCGCACAACGGATTTTCTTTTAGAAATTCTTCCCTTGTCTTTTTGTATTGTCTTAATTGCCCTGCTCTTTTTTTGCTAACCCTCCTAATTGGTTTCGTATTCCTTAATCTGGTATTCAACATCTGGTTCTTTTTTATTGTCGCTGGTGTCAGAAACAACAACCTCTGCCTTGATGAGTTTGCCAAATGCGGAAAAGGCAATAAGCATGGTTTCACAATCCAACAAATGGTCTGGCCTCCTCGCCACTCTTATCCATTCATAAGAGTCCTTCCCTGTTCTCTTGTTAATCCTGTGCATTTTTTTATGGGACATTAAATGCTCTTTGTAGTCATGGCTGGTATCGCTAGGTATTTCCCAACCCTGTCCAGAACCCCTGCGAAACCATGCCAGTAGGTCTTGGCAACTAGGCGAGCTAAACAAAATCATCTTTGCCCCTGCGTCCGTAAGCTGAAAGGAGGAGTGAACGGCTTTTATTCTCCTTCCACCATCCTCAATCAGATAATACTCCCGCCCCTCACCCTTCATGGAAGTCCAGCCGTACTTGGCGCACACTCTCTGGGTGTCTTGCGTTTCGTATCCGCAATCCATCGCCACAAATCTAAAATCCACATTGAGGCTTTTTAGCTTCTCTGCCATGTCCTCAATAGTTCTTACCCTTCCTTCATCAATGAGTCTGCTTGCTCCCTCCGCTGAATATGCCCTTACCACATACCAGAGTTCATCAATCTGCCTATCAATGGCACAGACCCTAATTGCCTCCTTGTCCCAAGCCTGTTTCTTTAAGAAGTTGCCTTCATTTATTATGGTTGAGTCTTCCTCGCTAAATTGGTCTTCCCATGGAAGCGCAAGCCATCCGTTAACGAAGTTTTGCAACCCCTGTAAAAAGTGTTTCTCCGTAAGAAACTTTGTGGCGCAATCTGAAAATGTAATGGATGGGGAGTAAATGGAATTAAGATGGAATGACCTTCTGGCGGGTTCTGCGTTTTCCGCATTGGTGGCAACCCATTCCCCAGCCCTCAACATCTTTGTCTTGTGTCCATCGTTTATTATCCCCTTGCATGAAATACATTGGTAGCGGGCTGAAGCTTTGACGGCTTTGTAGTCCCATTTGCCGTCTACCTTCTTTGCCTTTTCGTCCCATTTCACTTGGGTAAAAACTAGCTCTTGCTTGTGGTTGCAATGGGGGCAAGGCACAAAATACTTTTCCTGTGTCCCAGCAAGGTATTGTTGCCAGACATCTCCATTGAGAAGTGTTGGGGTACTGGTAAGGACATGCTTTCTTCTTGGGAAAGCCTTGGTTCTTTCTAGGGCTAGTGAAAATGCAGAAGCTTCCTTTGCTGTGGCTGGTGCAAACTTGTCTAGCTCATCACAAAGAACTACCTCTACTGGCCTAGAAGCAACGGACGCTGGTGAGTTACTGCCTATGAGATTAAATACGCAGTTCTTAAAATGCATCTCAAGCAGTTTGAACTTGTCTGGGTTCTCTGGCATTTCCACAGCCATAGGCTTACAAGTGCGGAACATTGGCTGTAATCGGGTTTCACTAAAACTTCTTGCCAGACTTTCCGTTGGCATAACCCAAAGCGTAGGGGAAGGATGCTTTGTAATTCTCCAGCACAGCCATGCCATTAGGGTTGTTGTCTTTGCCGTCTGTGAACCCCAAGCCAATACTATTGTCTGGGTTTTCCAATCCTCAAGGGCATCCAGAACCCCCTTAACATAGGGGGTGTAGTTTGTCCTGTATGCTCCCTTAAGTGGAGTAGACCCAGAAAGCTCTAGGTTCTTTTCGCACCATTCCCAAGCTCGCATCTTGTCTTCTTTTGCCCATATCCCTTTAGAGATAAGCTCAAGCTCATCCCTTTCACTCATACAATTTCAGAAATGTAGTTAGTAATCCTTTTTGAAACACCCTCTTCCTGTGGGTATTTCTCCTTCAGCATGACAAGAAACTTAAACCAAATTGCTTTTTGCTCCTCATTTTCAAAGGTGATTGTGTAGCTACATTCGGGCAACTCAACTTGGGGTGCTTGATTCTCTCCCGCATTTTCTGGTGGCGCAGTTTCCATCATCGCTTGTATCTCTTCCATGGAGAATCCAGAAATTTCCATATCCATTTCACCGCTATCTAGCTCAATAATTATGTCCTTAAGCTTTGGCATATCAAACTCACCGCTTAATTTATTAAGGGCAATGTTCGCCACCTTCTCTTTTGCCTCTGGTAAGTCTACCGCCCAAACTTCTACCTCGCTTTTGCCCATCGCCTTGTAACACCTCAACCGCTGATGCCCACCAATTACCCTTCCTGTTCTTGCGTTCCATGTAATAGGCGAGAGGTTGCCAAGCTCTGATATACTTTTTGCCAGCCTTCCAAGTGCTTCCCCTGTGATAACTCTGGGGTTGTAGTCTGCCTCTACCAGTTCGTTAATGTTTTTAGTTTGTAGCTGTGGGTATTGACTCATTTTCTTGTCCTCTCATTGCGGTAATTATCTGCTCAACTCCGTCTTCTAGTGCAGACTCCGCTAAAGCTGGGTCTGTTGGGTTGCATCTGGAAGCCATTGCCCTTGGTAATCCCTGCAAAAGTCTTTTGAGTGTTGTGAACTTTTCGTTTATGTACTCAACGCACTCTGCCCTTCTCCACAGAGTTCCGTTTTGTAACTGCCAATTCGCAACCGCTGTCTCTGCTTCCATCCTTGCTTGCATGAGATTGCGCCAGTTTGAGGTAGCGTCTTTAGCGTCCCTAACATTCTGCGCCCTAACCGCCCTAACAATTATGGAGTAAGCAACCAGTTCTGCTTTCTTTGCCCTCGCCAAGACACCCCATGGCGTATCTTTTTGTACATCTTCATCCGTGATGGGTGTGGTTTGTGTTTCGTTGCTTGTCTGAAAACTGCCCGAAGACCCACCGCCCCTACTGCTACTAATGTTTTTCTGATACCAACTAACCGCACTCTCCACAGAATCCAACGGCATACCAAGCTTGCATAGCTGGGACACCCTGCCTTTGGAGAGGTTTAGCTTGGTTACTAGCTCTGCTTGTGTTGTCACAGGGGGTTTACACTAGGGCTATTGGGTAAACATGCACAAAAATGACGAGGGACGCTCCCACCGCACCTTTTGACACCAATAAAAGATTCCTTAAATTTCCAGCCAAAGTTCCAAATTCCAGCCCAGAGGCATTTCCAGCCCAGCCAAGCCACCCTGTCTGGGTTTTTGATGGTAGCTAGGGAGGGTCTAGTAGATTCCATTCTCTCGCCTCTCTTGCTCCACATTGTCTGCAAATAAAAGAAATGAAACATCATGCTTAACATCATGCTCATGGTCACATGTACCCTGCTGGGTGGTGGTGGGTGGTGTGGTGGTGGTGGGCATGGCCTTCCTTCTCTCTCTCTCTGCCCTTTCAGCGTACCTATATATTTGATTCTCTTGGGCAAGGCTCATACATACAACTCCCGCTTCATCCAGTTAAAGATGCCCAGACATATCTTTGCATACTGCTCTTTGTCTGCCTTGTCATAGCCCTCAATAACCCCACCAAACCTTAATGCCCAATCGCTAACTCTTTTAGTTGGTGTTGGCTTTTCCTTTGGTGTTGTCTCCTCGCTATCTGTTGCTCTGCTTGTAGGGATAAGCTCTAGCTGTAACAACCCTGTCCTAATGTGTCTTGGGTTGCTGTCATAGGTAAGCTCTAGCTGTTCTAACTTAATATATTTGTCAGACCATTTCACAGCCAACTCATGGCCTAAATGCTGGTCTTTCCAGATATTCCAGTTGGAAGCTCCAACCCTGTTTCTGAAGTCCTTTAGCAAACTACCGCATAATGTGGCTTTGTGAAGTGCTTCAAATGTTACTGAAGTTGACTTTCCCGCCAACTCTTGAGCCTCGTTATGTAGGTTGATTGCATTTTTAATTTCTGCTTGGCTAATAGCCTGTACCGCAGTTCTTGGCTTTCTTTGCATCGTGTCCTTGTCTTTCTTGAGCGCATTGTGTTGTTTCTGATTGGTACGCTATGTCCGAAGGTGCGCTCAAACCCTCTTACAAGTGCGTTTATATTTTGTCTGGTTACTCCGTATCTGCTACCGATTGACTCGTTTGTGCGTTTTCCCAACTTCTGAAATAAAACCATAAGCACTACTTCAGACCTCATGCCTATGCCGTCCGTTGTCTCGCCTTTTGCTATCCATGAAAATAGATTAACCAGATTGCCAGATGCGTTCTTTTCGTCCGTAACGATTGGCTCAATGTCCTCCATAGGATGATGATGGTAAGATGGCTCTATGTGCATGGTTAGTTTCTTGGATTTGATTGCGCCCATTTAGACCAAGCTAGGCAAAGTTCTCTAATGTCATTTTCTGTTGCGTTTTCATGGTTTTTTATATCAATAGTTCCAACTGGCATTATTTTAACCCATCGCTCAAAACGAACAACCCTCCCAGCCCCATCCCAATCAATTCTAACAACTACAAAATCAGCATTAAGAACCAGCTTCTCTAGGGTTTGCCTTTGTCCGTTAGACATCATTGCCCCAGCATATTTGTTCTCAAACAGGAGGAATTTGCCATTTACCTCAACCAATCCGTCTATGTCTGTGGGTAATATGCTTTCCCTAATGAATGCGCCCTTAAGCCAACCCCAGCTTTTAAGCCTAATTTCATGCAGATACCTAGAAATGTCCTTTATGCCAGCGCACTCATAAAGCTCATCTGCCATTGTCTGAACATTAATCATAGGGCAAATGACACTCTTTTGTGTGTCTTGGGCTTATTGTATTTAGAAACCCAACCACACCTTCTGGCGTATTTAACAGAATCGTAGGATATGTTAAACTTCTTGGCTATTTGACGAATTGTTAAGCCCTCTTCATAGAGCTTTTTGAACACATCCCAGCGTTCTTTTATTACCTCAACTTCCCTAGACTTCAGCCACAGCTTTGATACATCCCCATTAATTAGGGGCATTTCATGCGTTTTAAGTGAGAATGTTAGCTTTGACTCGTTAGCTACCTTCTTGGCTTCATTAAGCTCTACAAATGCCTTTGTAAGCAATTCTTGATGGCTTTTAAGGACTAGCTCAATGGAATTAAGCCTTTCCCCAAAGTATTTATTAATTGTGTCTTGCCTAGACTCCATTGGTTACGCTTTCTGGAGTTGGAAAACCAGCCTCTTTCCAAGCTTCATAGCTCTTAAAGCCCATCATTTTGTATAATGGCGGTGAGTAGTTAGGAGAAACTTGCTCTTTCTTTTTAGGCTTTGCCTCTGTTGCTTTGGCTATGTTCCTTCTTTGACAATTCCTCGCCACAGCCTTCCAATCAGCAATTTTTGTCTTACCACCAACTAACCAGCCAACGGACTCATAATAGTCATAAGCAGACCTAGCTAGGTCTTTGTCCCATTTAAGTTCTAACGCATAATCAAACCAATCCTTCTGTGTAGGTATATTATTATTAACTTTAACTATAACATCTAACTCTAACTCTCCCCGTTTCTTTTGCGTTTCTTGAGCGTTTCTAAAGCGTTTCAGCCTCTCCCAGCCCTGTTTCCGCACCTCACCTTCCCTTAAAAGCCTTCTTGAGTACATAACCCCATTCTCTTCACTAAATACGCCAAGTAGGGAAAGCTCCTTTAGAAGCTCTTGGGTCTTGTCTATTGGTATTCCAGCTATTCTTGATATTTCTTCAGCCCCAATGGGCTTTGCGCCAAGGCACAGATACCCAAAGCGGTCTGCCTTTGCCATTAGGCACAACATATCAATCCAAAGACCCCTAGCCTCTAGGGTGCAACACCTTAATCTTTCATCGCTCAACCAATCAGACGGAAAGAACCTAATGTAGAAAAGCTTGGCTTTTGAGGCTTCCACTATGCCCCCCAATCTTTTGAAAGCCTGTCTTCAGCTTGCTCTACTTCGTTTCTCCACTTTGTAAGAGCTTCAACTTTGCGCCTTAACTCAATATTCTCTTCAAACAGCTTCTCATTTGATTGGCGCATCTGCTTCAAACCAGAGTAAAGAATCTGCTCTGTTGGGGTCAGCTTTGTCTCATTGATGCTGGAGAACATTACTCAATCTCCACAACGGCATACTTGCCTAGCTTTGCCATTTCTTTGTCAGCAATTGCCTTTGAGGAAAAGTAAAGGTCTATGATTGGTAGCTTAAGACGCTTCCCATTCTCTGCCTTTCTGGAGCTAACTGCGCTTCCAGTATCATTAGCTACAAATACCTTATCTTTTATCTTAATCTTACTGCCGTAAGAAATGATTCTTGTATCAACCGCACAACTCCTACCAGATACAAGCTTTGCTCCGCTTGATGATTTGCCCTTTGAAGTCCAATAATCTTCACAGGGTTTTGACCAATAAGCGGTCAATCTTACTTTTAATTTCCTTACTGGCTTTCTAATATTTATTACCCCCTTCCCGCCATCTATAAAAAGATTAGCAGGGGTAACTTCGCTTGCAACCATAGAAGCAAAAGCAAGGCAAGAGGCTAACTTACTTGCCATTTGAATATCTCCCTTCTGCAAACCCAGAAGAAATTGTTCCCCTGCTTATGCGCTTATCCCTGTCTATTTGTCTGATTAGGAAGTTGCTGTTAAAGCGCATTCCAATAGCCCCCAACAACTTGTCAGAGTTATTAAGTACCTTCATTATTGAGTCCATGCCTCCATTGTTGTTAATCTCTCGTTTTATTGAGTTTGCTGAACACCCCTTGCCGTGTGGACGCTTCATAATTCCGTAATCAATTACGGCCTGTCCTAAAAAAGATACTAGAAGCATTTTATGGGCTAGGTCTGTGTCTGCCTTATCACTCATTGAGTGTTAAAAAGGTATCTGGTCTTCTTCTTTGCCAGACTTCACCACTTCCACATTTTCCCATTGGGCATTACCGCTGGTTTCAGCAAACCAATCATCCAAAGCTTTCCGTAGCCCCATTGAATCTGGGTATTTAGGGTTGGGTTGGTACTCTTCAAAATACCAAGTAATCTGCTTGGGGCTTAACTCTCCCAAGGTCTTCCCCTTGTTCTTTCCGATTGGAATAACTGCGCTTTTCCAATCGGTTCTCTCGCCCTGTACATGAGCTACAACCGCAACCCGCTTCTCTTCATACTTGTGGGTATTTAGCTCCTGTTCAAAACCTCCCGCTGGTACTTCGTCTGCTGGAGTTGTGGAAATGGTGGGGTCAATTAGCAAAAGACAATGGGCAAATGCCGTCTTACATGCCTTGCTGGTTGCCCTTGTCTGCGCCATGGAGCGTCTAGCGTATTCGGGCTTCTTTGCCCAATTTGGCTCATCATCACCGCAAAAGCCTTCAGCCGTTGCGATAACAACACCATTATCAATCCGCTTTACCTCTCCAATAGCCCTAAAACCGCCCTCAATCTTCTGGACATCCCTAGCACTAGCAACGCAACCATGCGCCACAGCAAGAGATAACCAGCCGTCATTCTTTAGGTATTGCTCCTTACCCAGCTTAATTGTTCTGGCCTTTACTATTTGTGCCGTTGCGCTCGCAACTTCGTTTGCCCTGCTGATTTGCCAACTTGGGCTTTGTACTGCTAGTTCGTCACTCATCTTGACCCTCTCTTTCTTGTTCTTGGTTTGGTGTTTCGTTTTGCATAAAAGCCAATCTGTGGGCTTCTAGCTCTGTTCTTGCCTGTGGGCTTCCAACATCAAATAGGAGCAACACCCTTTCTGCGTTGCATCGCCTAGCCGTCTCCTTCGCCATTAAAAAAAGTGAACTCATTTGCTTGGGTTCGCCTTAAAGCTTCTGATTGCCATTTCTCGCTCAAATGCCTCAATGCATCTGGAAACTTCCTCTTTGTTGATGCACTTGGTTGTAAAATGCCAAACCCTCCAACCAGCCTCACAAGCCCTTCTGCCCTTTTCTGCATCCTTCTGAAACCCGATTGGCCTTACATGTCTCCCCCGCATTCCAAACACCCCGCCGTCAATTTCAACGGCCAACTTGTAAGCTGGTAAGGCAAAATCGAACCTAAATTTCCTGTCTTCTAGGAAGCGGTACTCTGCCACCAAATTTACCCCAGCCTGTTCCTTCCAAATCTCCAAAAACCTCCGCACAGGAGTTTGCGTTGTTTTATTTTTGGGCATCTTGCCCCCGATTCTTCAACAAAAAGGCAACCGCCTCTGTAAGCTGTTCTAATGTTCTATTAATTCTGTTAATCTGCTGTGCTACATCAGCATTTGGCTTGGAGTTTATGTAATAAGATTCTCCAAAAATCTTGGTATCAAAGCCCTCTGCCTCCAAGTCCCTAACGCTAGAGTTATTCATGCCCATCTAGCTTGCTGGCAAGCCACTCCACAAGGGGCATTAAGAGTCTAGTTAAGCCACCAATCAGCAAAACCCAGAAACTAACCCAGCCGAAGAAAAACAAATGCTCTAATAATCGTGTACTAAATATTGTATCAAGTGCGGTTTTCATTCCGCAGGTATTAGAAAACTACGCTAAATCGGTCAAGCGTTTTTTATTATTTTTGTTAAAAATTTTTCTTTCAGATTGAGCTTGCAATTCATTTTTAAGCCTCATAGCTTCTTTGCCCCCAAATTCTGCTCTTTCCTGTGGCGTTGCATCTTTAAGGAGCTTATAGTGCATAACCTTTCTTACAATCGCATATTTGGTATTTACGATTCTACGATATTGCCTTTCTAAAAGTAACCCACGGCCACGCAAAACCCCAATGTGCTTTGTTGCCTGTGGACGCTTTACCGCCAACTGCTCTGCAACCTCTTCAGAAGTAAGCCAACCTTTGGCGGGGGTTTCAGCCTCTCCGTTAAGGGCTACAATTAGCTCTTTTGCCCAGCTACTATCTACGCTTCTTGAAAGCATTTTTCTTTTTCCTGTTGGTCTTAAATTGCTTGGTTGCCAGCTTCACCCTGCAATTGTTGCAAATATCCATTTGGTTGAAATTAAGAACCCCACACTCGTAGCAGTAGTTTTGGCTATGGTTCATACTTCTCCCAACAACCCATTGTAGGAACTTCTGGATACTTCGTTTCTTCTTCTGTGTACGGCTTTGTTTCAGAACAGCTAAAAAGCACAAATTGGAGAAACAGCAAGAGCCTCATACTGGTAGTCTCCACTCCCCAGCCGTTGGTGTTGCCAGCCATGAAACGCACCCCTTGGAACTATACTCTCCCCAAACAAAGCCATGCCCCCAGCGCAAGGTTGCTCTGCGTTGTCTGGCATAGGACATAGCCCCAATATCCGCAATAGTGCCAGAGCAGATTCCAACAGGACTATTTAGGACTCTTCCTCTTTGTACTTCTGGCCTGTGAAGATGAGCCATCACAACTGGCATGCCCAAGGACTCCACAGAATCCCTAACCGCATTTTCAGAGTGTGCGTAGCCATGAAGGAATGCAGTTTTACCAAGTACCACTATCCCCTTCTCAATATCGTAAGGGAAAACCCTGCAATGCATCTTCTTTGTAGCCTTCTCTATTTCCTCAACCCCCTTTTCAGCGCAAAAGGAAATAACCGCAGAAGAGGAGGAAAGAAGAGAATAAAGCCTGTGTTCATGGTTGCCCAAAAGGTAGATAGTAGGCTGAAGCTCATTTAAGAACCCAATCCCAGCCTCAAAATCATCTGCCAAGTCAGAGGAGTAATCCCCCGATGTTGGGTCTTTAATAGCTCCACCCCGCAAGCTGGTGCAATCTATTGCATCCCCAAGGTGAATTACTTCAGTTGGTGCATACCTCTTTTTGAAGGAAATTACCGCTTCCCTAGCGGTTTGGCTTATGTGACTTCCATGGGAGCAACCCACAGCAAGAAACTTCGTCCATTTATTTACTATGTTTGCCATTTAGAATTTCTAGTATCTGCCTACAAGAGTCCCTTGCTTTGTATGCAACTACGCTGTCATCTGAAGTCCCCTCCTCCGCAAGAATGCCCACAATATCAAGCTGGTTTTTGAGGGTAGTTACATAAACAACCAAGTCAGCCACCTCATCCAGCACCTCACCAATTAGCCTTTTCTCCCATAGATTGCCTCCATGTTGCTTTGCCCCAGCGGTATATTTTGCCGTTATTTTGTCGTTAATGTATAACAAGACACCATCTAAATGATATTGTTGAGAGGGTGTCATCTGCTTTTCCAACTTGAGAAGAATGAAGTCTTTTTTGTTTCAATGTTCTCCGCAAAAGCCTGTACTACCTTTGTAGTTCCCTTCGCTGGGATGTCTGAAAACTTTTTGTATCTAGCGTCTTGAAGGTGTCCAGATTCCCACTCAATGGGATTTATTTTCAGAGCATGCCCAATTGCATCACCAATCCTGTAAGCCCCATCGTTGTCCCAATCAGACTCGTAGAAGCCTTTGTTCTTTGGATTCTCACGCAAAGCAACCCAATCAAACGCTAGGCCATAATTGTGATAAGACTGACCTCCCCTAGCCTTTGTAACGATGCGCCCCGCTTTTGTCCTACCCTGTGCAAATAGCTCATCCTGTTCAGCGCAACTTCTGTAACCACAATAAATAAGTGGATAAACAGATATTTCATGCATCTTGTGCAACCACTCCCTAGCTCTTTTTTGAAAGTCAGCTTCTAGGGTTAGTAGTTTGTTATCGCAAATCTCTGATGCTCTTACTAAAGAAATCATCTTTAGTGTGCTTGTGTCTAGTGCCTAGACCATTCCACCGCTTCTTTGTATTGGTCTTTCTCTGCAATTACATTGTTGAGAGTTTGAAGTGATTTTGCGTATTGCTTGCGAAACTCTTTGTTTGGAGTCCCAACCCTGCCCTCTAACTCATCCCATTCCGTCTGAAGCTCTGCAATTGAACCAACTTCAGTAGCAGAACCAACCCGCATATCTACCGAAGCACAACCAATAAGAAATAGAACACTAATTGCGAGAAATCCACCAGCTATCAATGTCACGGCTACGCCTCTTGCGCTCGTATTCAATGTGTTCCTTGTTGATTTGATGGCTACTTTTAGCTCTGTTTTTTACCCACCAGAACAAAATGGAAAGAGCTAGGCCAATTGCCGTAACTATTCCTGTGAGCATTATTTGGTAGCATCCTTTGCCAAGATAAGCCCAACGCCAGCCGTGATTGCGCTGATAATTGGCGCAAGTTCTGGCACTTGACCAGTTTTCAAGAAGCTCAAAGCCCCAGAGGCAACAGCAATAAGAATAGACAATACACCAGTAATGGTTGTTTTAATGTTGTTCATACCAACCCAACCAAGTCAATTATGCCCAAAGAGTCTTGTCCTAGCGTAGTCCCAAATTACCGCACAACTAGCCCCAACCAAAGTAGCAATTACCATGAGCTTTGCTTTGTATTGCTCAAGCACAGATACCCTTCTATTCAATTCAGCAAAGTTAGATAAATGAGCTTCAAGAAGCTTAATTGCATGGTCAGTACGCTCCTCAATTCTTGCAAGTCTCTCTGCAAGCAACCCATCAAACTTGCTTTTCATTACAATCTAGTTAGGGGTAAAAGCCTAACAAAAACATCTGCCAAAAGAGAAAAAGCACTA